TCATGTTGGCGCCAAGGGCGGTGTCATTTCCCCTGATCTCTCTGTTTCTGTTACCGCTGTTGACAGCGTCAGTATGCACGAATCTGATTTGTTCTTCTTTCTCTATCAGGGCTACAAACACAGGAATATTATGGAGTACTTTTGTAAAAGTGGTCACTCTGCGAATTCCAACACACCGGCATATATGCCCTCTCGCGACGCATTGAACAACATGAGTATTAGGACATCGCGTTTTTGCCACGTTATGAACTCTCCAGTCAAGATTAGTAGTTCTGATGATTCACTTGGTCTTTCTAAGAGGCGATTTAAGTGCAATTTTGATGTGCCAACGATTGGTGGTAACTGTGGTGCCCCTTACATACAAACTAATGGGAAGCAGACAGCTATTGTCGGTCTCCATCAGCTTGGTGCGAAAAACGAGGATTTTTCTTTGGCTACTCAGATCACTCAGGAGGACATCGAATTTGCCATCAAAATGGTGCGCAATCGTGATGGTCACGAGTTCTGTATGCAAAAAGGTGAAGAAAAAGTGGACGTAGGCTCTTTGTTTAATAAGTTTGAGCAGGAGATGAGTCGCATTACTCCCGTTGAATCATCTTACCCACCTTTGCACCGCAGAAGCGTTTTCAGACAGATTGACAATCCTGATGATGACATTTCTGGTACTATTCGTGTTTTGGGTTCAATTCCGGAGTCATCCAAACCTTTGACTACCAAGGTTTATTCGCATCCTATGAGAGACGACCTCCTTTCCGCTACCGGTTTTCCTCAGGGTAACAAGGTTCCCCCCCCCAAGCTCGTGGGGGGCGATCTGTACAAGGCGAAACGACACTTCGTCGATAGTATTAGCAAGATCAGGAGGAATCTCCCCTACAGCAAGATGCGTGCGGTCCTTTTTGGCTATATTGACGATGCTTTCGCAAGGTTGTATCACCCAGATTTGACCGAACTTGCACCTTTATCTGTCGATGAGTCTATCAACGGTAAACTCAAGGATGGCGCTCTTAACAAGTATATGGGCAAACTGGTCATGAGCACTAGCGCCGGTTTCCCGTACAATAAGCCCAAGAGGGATCTTGTTAAGAACCCCGCTGAGGATCGCAAGGTCTTCATCGATCCTATTATGGAGCAGGTCGGTAGACTGAATGATCAGTTTGTTAATGGTACAGAGCCCGCAGCTGATGATGTGCTTTTTTCCACTTTTCTCAAGGATGAACCCATATCTGAGTCTAAGGCTAAGGCATGCAAGCGTCGCGTTGTGATAGCGGGGCCTGTAGCTTTTGTTATTGTCTTCAGAATGTACTATCTCCCTATCATTGCTTTCATGGCGGCTAATCGTATG